TCTGCTACTTCCGTTGAAGTCTTGCCAAAAGCTGTAATGTTCATTATCTTGTCCCTGTCCACAGACTAACTACTAAATATGGGATGCCGCCGCCCAAGCGCGTCCCATATTTTACTCCTTCCAGCATGTTTCACGAAACTCGCAAAACTTGCATAAAAAGAAATCTTTATTTTGTGCAACACGAGGGAGAATGTCATTGGCCTTTGCAGCCGTCAAGATATTTACCGCTCGGTCACTCGCCTCTTGAGCTAGCTTTGCATTGTAAGGCACTAACTCGTAATAAATTTCTGAGGTGTTTTTATTTATTACCGTAAACAGCGCAGGGTTTTCTTTCAAATCCATGTAGGTTTGATAAAGCGCCAATTGAGTTGCGTAGGTCTTGTTCGCCTTTTCAACACCGTGACGTACAAACGCTTTAAACTTACTGTCGTTAGCTGACTTGCATTCCCATAGCGCAGGGTAGGCCATATCTACTGGCCCATCGCAAATAACACCGTCTATGTGTCCGCGTATCTCGCCATCAGCGATAGAAAATCCAAACTGGTTGTTGTCTTTGTCTTCTGTACGCAAATCAAAACCAGCGTCTCTCAGCCACTTTGCAGCAAAATCCTCAATCTCATGCCCGAACTGAAAGATACGCAATGTACGGGCGCTGAAAGCCTTGTCAGCGTCTATAGGGTAGTTGAGGTATCTGTACTGCACCTTACGCGAACACTCGTCACCGATGCTTGACGCACCAATGTACTTTCTGCGCTCCCGTTTCTCTTCCCCCGCAACAATCGCTTGGTCTACCGCTTCTGTTATTTTATCCGCAATTGGGTTCGTCTTAGAACGGGATTGAAGTAGAGGGCCAAGTGCCTGTTGACTTAAAGTAGGTGTCTTCGAGTGTTCCAATGTCGATCTCCGCTGCTAGACGTTTTGATTCTTGAATTCCAAATATTAAGGTGTGGACTTGCGCTTCAGTAAGATCGGAAAATCTTGTCCCCCACCCGAACACTCCTAATATGTTTGCCAATTCCTTCATGGGTTCTGGCGCTGTATCTGCCTCACTCAATGTATTGTCTCCTCTTTACTTGCGATCAAATCCAAAACGCTATTCATTTTGTCTTCGTCTACATTGTCATTTCTAAAGCTAAGGGTCATTACAAGCTGACCTTTAACCTTTATGCTAGCGGTTCCAAACATAATTACGTCTGGATTGTTCTCAATATTTTCAGAGATCACTTTGTCAGAAACATCTTCTATTTCTTCCATATCATCGCTGTCTTTCACCCAGCACATAGCTTTAGACTCAGAGCTTTTTATGCCCTCATCGCCTTCTGATATCGTAAATAGGTGAAGCTCAAATCTAGGCATTAGGTTTTCTCTGTAGAAAGCTCGTTTCCACATGCCAAGTATCCACAACCGTCGATCCAATTGTCTGGGTTTTGTGGGTTAGATTTTATACGAGCAATTTTAAGCATAGTCATCATAGCCCCTACATCGTGTGGTTTGATCAAAGTGTCTAAGTAAATTGACCAGAGATTTGCTATGGTTGTCAAATTTGATTCCATATCACCGTGCGTTGCAGCACGATCTTTAGTCACATATTCCTTAGCCGTATCTAGTGTTTCACATCTTAGCATAATCTTTCCCCGTAAGTTTCTTCCAATTATCTGCAATCAATCTATCAATTGGATCTCTGTTAAAATAGTATCCCAGACAGCACGCGGCTTTGTATTTTGTCCAAGAGAAGTCCATTTCACTAACTTGCACATCGTATTTGCGCAACAATTCTTTCTGCTTTGGAGTTGCTGCTTGGTTGAGCCAGCGTTTTGATTTGTTAGCTGCACTGCTATCTTCGACCTCTCGCAAGAAATCATCTGCCGCTGCCATAGCCTGTACTTTCTCCCCGATTGAAACCACCCTTGGACGCCCGTTCTGCGCCTTTACAATAGCGATCCAGTATTTTCCGACATGACCTACCATAGCGAAGCCTTGGAAGCCTGTAGCCATCATTGCAGTGCCAAGACCATACGGATCAATCCACATGAATGGAGATAGCTGCATCAGATCATATTCTGTCATTACGAAGCCATCCAGAACGTCTTTTTCTTTTCTAGGGAATTCGTATTCACAGATTGGACAAATGCGCGTATTCGCAGAAACCTCGCTATTACACTCTGGGCATTCTTTTGTAGGCGATTCTCCGCTTACGCCTTTTTCTGCGCCATCAAGGTTTGCCGTTTCGTCAAGTGCGCCATGCGTAATGATTGACGTTCCAAAATCCAAAACGATGCAATCTGTTTTAATTGTGTCTGTATAAATCTCGGGATCAAGGATGCGAAGACCGCGACCGATCATCTGCACCATTGTTCCTTTTTGAGAGCATGGGCGTGTGAGGATAACACATGACACAGGAGGCGCGTCGAAGCCCTCTGTAAGCACCATGACATTGACCAAAACTTGCAGATCACCGAACTCAAGATCATGCAGCATTTCAGCGCGATCTTCTTTAGGTGTTTCGCCTGTTACAAAATCAGAGCGAATACCAGCGCGTAAAAACGCTTCACAAACGTGCTCGGCGTGTAGGACTGTCGAGCAAAACACAACGGTCTTGCGATCCCCTGCCTTGTCTTTCCACTCATCCACAATGCGTTCGTTAATCACACTACGATCCATAATCGCAGCGACCTCTTCCATGTCATATTCTTTGCCACGGCGCGTTACATTGTCGAGTTGGTCATTCACGCCAAGGTCAATGACATATGACTTAGGACGAACGAGAAATCCTTCGCGGATTAAAGTCGCCATTTCGATCTGGTGTGCGCAGTTGTTGAAAACGTCTCGTAATCCCTTGCCGTCACCGCGGTTTGGAGTGGCTGTAAATCCAACGATCTCAGCCTTATCATTGTCTTCAAGAACTGCGTCGATCACCTTGCGATATGTTGGAGCCGCAGCGTGGTGTCCCTCATCAATGACAACCATGTCAAACTTTGGGCGATCACGCAGATTGCGATCACGCGACATGGTTTGCACCATTGAGAATACTGCGTCACCATCCCAGTGCTTTACTGTTCCGTTTACAATGCTTGTGGTGATGTATGGGTTTACGCGCTCAAACTTATCTTTGTTCTGGGAGACCAATTCGTCTCTATGTTGAATGACCAGAATACGCTTGCCCTTGTTGTGGCGCTTGCCAACGAGAGCGGATAACATAATTGTTTTGCCTGCACCCGTAGGAGCAACAACAAGTGTGTTTTTGTGCTTGTCTAACGCTTTACATGCGTCAGATACAGCTACCTCTTGGTAGGGTCTGAGTAACATAATAATACCTATTTGCTAGAATAGTTAAGTTGGGGGGATTAGCGGCCACGGCCCCCCTGTCCGTGTTCTAGCAGGCGCGGAATGGCCCTGCCGCTAGCTTTACTTTTGAGCCCAAGAAGGAACTGCTCCGTTATTTTGTGGAGGAGTTTGCATCTGTGGTGGAGCATTTGGTGCAAGCGTAGTTTGCTGCATTGGAACGCCGCCTTGGGGCATGAAATCGCTATTGTTTGGCGTAAGAGCGGCTGTCAGTTGATTGCTGTCTTTATAGCCGTTCGTGCCTTTCTTGATGCCAACTTTCGCACAGATTTCCATACCGCTCAAGTCCATCATATTACTGATGTTACGGTTTTGCTGCGCTTGAGGGCTCATGTCAGCGGGATCAATATTGCGTCCGCTTTCAACAATTGACTTCAAGGTGCGAAGACCAATCTCTTTTGCCAAAGGCATACCGCTTGGGCCTAGCTTGTCGCCATCGACAAATACACTGTGCCAAAACTTACGGCGATCAAACTCACCGCCAATAATTGTGAACTCAAGGTTCATCCACTTAGCCGATGTGCTTTGTGATTTCTTAAACCATGCGCCTTGTCCGAACTCAGGCAATTCAATGTCGCCTTGCTGCACAAGAACTACTGCACGGACCACTGAGCCGTTTGGAATCAGTGAGAACTCTTGGTTTTGTGGATTTGTATCTGCGGGTACGTTATTAAAATTAAGCATTATGCTTCTCCTTCGCTAGAAGTTTGAGTTGTAGGATCGACAAAAGTAAGATCATTGTCGGTTAATGGTGAGCCGTTATTCATCTTATCAATCAGTTTACCAAGATGAGGCTCTTCAAGAGTGTCTAGTCTGCCAGAGCGATCCTTTGCTGGATAGCCCCATTCGTTCAGAGGTTGACACACAAATGCACGATACTGACCGTGATCACCTGTCAGAACTGCCATTGTGATTACTTCGTCCACAATACCGGGCAATTCTCTGCCAGTCTTCGCGCCTTCGATCTGCATGTTGTACTGCTTACGACCATAGTCGTCAGTAACTTCATCCAAGATGCCGACAAAGATTACGTTCTTTGCGCGGATGTGCTGGATGTGAGTAAGCCATGACATCATTTCCCGCCCGTGCATTCCATAGACTGCGCGAGTGTCAACTTTACCAGAACGCTCAGAGCGTGATTCTGGCTGTTGTAAGCACCACTGGAAGCACAAACGACCTGCTACGGTAATTGAGTCCACAAACAGTGTATCGTACTTCTGCCATACGTCTGAGGAGTCTCCATACATTGTGGCTACATAATCGTAATGCGCCTGTCCGTATGGCTGATCTTCTGAGAGAGATGGGTTAGCACCTCCCAAGAAGCAAGCAAGGTCACGGCACTCTACCCATGTACGAGGGCGTACAACGTCGATAGGATGCCCTTCGATTGCTGCGTCGCCAGCTTCTAAGTCCATAAATAGAGTAGTCGCTGGGTTCAAGGTGCGAGCAAGTGTGGTTTTACCCACACCGCTTGAGCCACATACAACAATCTTGTGACCCTTTTTCTCAGCAAGACGCTGATCGGCTGTAATAATCTGCAAAGCCATTATTCGATCTCCTCAACTTTAACCGAGCCGACTTCCACAGTGCGGCACTCTTCAAGCTCATCCTTGATTGCAGGAGGAGCCGCAGTGAATTTGCGCTCTTCCACAGCGAACGTCAGCTTGCCATAGTGTTGTGCATTTTCTGGTGACATATTATTCAACGTGTCACGCAGTGCGTCTTGGTCCCATGTAACTTTCTTGCCCACAGTGACTTTGAGCCTTTGATTGCCATGCGCGATTTGCGCAGTACCAAAGTCCTTGCCGTGTGACCGCAATACTTCTTTTGCTACAGGTAAAAATGTATCGGACAGTTGTTCCTCAACGTCCTTGAGTTCGATACGCAACTCGCTAATTACATGCTTGAGTTCGTCTCGACGCTCAAATAGTTCATGACTATTCATGTCGCTTCTCCGCTTTAAATTACTAGAACCCTATATATGGAATACTATGGGATGAGCGTCAAGAACTTTTTTTAGAAAGAAATATATCTATACCCAAGCAAGCCTTCATAAGTTTCTTTTTTAGTTTAAATTCAGGCGTTTCTACACCCTTAGCGTCTTCAATAATTTCTTGCCACACACCTTCTTTGTCTTCCCGCTTGTAACGGAAGTCAGCAATGTACGCACATATCTTTTGATCGTTTACAACGAGATTAAATCTAACCTGTAGCTCAAGGTCTTTGACTGTTCCTGCGCGTTCGAGCGACTTTATATATAAATAACGCTCGGCTTCCCACTTCGAGTCAAACTTGATTCCATTGACCACAGTCTTCTTATTACCGTACTTGGGCCTTGACCTTTTAAGTCTGGGATTGTATGTCTGTTTTGGTAACATTATGGGAACGATTCTAATGCCAAATGCAAACAAGTACAAGTCAATAGGTGTTAGTGTAGACACCTACAACAAGATTGTTGAGATAGCCTCTAAAGAACGTCGGAACATTTCGCAGCAACTTTCGTTGCTTGTGGACGCTGAATACAGCGATCAAGGGTTCAAGGCATCCAAGCCAGCAAAAGTTTATGCTGGCGGACTTAGTTCTGTAATCGAAGACTAAAGAAGCCCAGCACTTCCAAGGCCACCTAGCAGTGATGTTGCGATGTAAGGGTTAGACTTAGCTCTTTCACGCAGCGATGCTTGTCTTTGAGCTGGTGATGGACCTCTACTTGTCTGCATTATATTTAATGCTGGCAGAACTTGTGGAACACTTGTTCGGCTTTTAGGTGGTAGCGGGGGTGGAGTGCCGCGAGATTCTTGTTCAGCAAAAACCGCCCTTGCGCCACCTTGACGGGCGATTGCTTTAACTCTGTTAGCCACTTCCAAATTTCGTGTTATTTTTTTCGCAGCATTTGCAACACCTTGTTGTAAGCCAGCTTCCGAACCTGTCACTGACTCACTAAGAGCATTTGTAATGCTTTGCGCAGCAGCCTGCGGAGTTGTTTTGCCAGCTTTAACTTCCAACGCTCTGCGCATTACCGTAGGATTGTTGAACATATAGTTTAAAGCTTTAA